AGGTAATAGAAAGTCGCACCCAATGCCGGAGAGGCTATCCACTCATTAGCGAAATGCTCTGTGATCGTTTCACTCGCGCCCGTGCCGGTAATCGTGCAAGACCTTCCCACTGGTCCACAGACGGAAGGATAAATCGAACCCGAAGGACTGCCCAACATTTCCCACATTCCGCTGATAATTGCCGCCGTAGAATTAAAGTCGTCGATGATGTCACAGGTAACATGATCCGCTGCATTAAACGCGGTAATGGTCGCCCTGGACGCACCGGACCGGATTATCCGCCCCACGTCCCCTGACAGGAAGATGTTTTCTCCGGACGTAAAGGAAACCCCCGTGCCGGTTACGGCTGCCGGCACCAACGTCGAATCCGGCTTGAAGGCCAATTCGGAAGTCGGTGGAGAATTGAAATTGATGATCGAAAGCGTCCAATTTGTGTCGGCCTCCCGAGACAACTTCCTCGGAGCGTAATCATGATGGGTCAGATAAAGCACGTCCGCGGATTGACAATATTTGATTTCCGCCACATCAGCAGCGGCATATGGTGAAATTACCTCGTAAGCGACGCCGCCCACTTTAAGCTGAGCACCGGACTTGTAAAACCGAATGTAATAATCACCGAATTCCAGATCGAGCGCATCGGAAACCGAAAAGATAAAGGGAATCAGAACGGAATTCTTCGCGTTGTGTTTCGTTCCGGAAATGTACTTCAGCCCAGGGCGGAATGCCGCAGGCCCATGAGGCAAAGGGATAAAGTTCTTCATCTGACGGACGGCATTCTTGTATTTGTCAAGATCGGTTCGCCCATCCAGAAGTGGACTCCATTCGCCTGCGGTGAAATTGGTCTGTGATAAAAACGCACTCATTAACGGCCCTCAGTCTGCCAAGAAAAATTCCCTTTGTCCAAAGCCTGTTCGTCTTTGTGCTTTGTCGGATTGCCTTCAATCGCGTTCAGCTTTTCGGCCTTGCTGATCAACAAGGATAATTCGTTCAGGTATTCCAATCTGAGTTTCGGGTTGGACGTGAGCTTAGGCCCGATGACCGCGGCCAGTGAACACGCGAAACAGGCCGCAAAGGCAGGCCCATACTTCGACACATCGGTAACTCTGGCGATATAGCGGATCTGAACGTCCTCATCCAAATTGCAAAGAAGTTTGTTCTCATCTTCAATCGACCATTCAGCGTCCGACATGGCCCCGGCCTGCCACAGTTCCAGGACACGCAGGCAAGCGGCGGGCAGTTCGTAATAATAATGATCATCCGGAAACGTCGGGACCGTGCTTAAATATGTTCCAAACTCATACCGCTTGATGGCAAAACGCCAGCTATGAGCCTCCAACAGTTCATCCCGCACCGTGTCCCAGGCAGCCTTGCATGCCCTCGACTCTTTTGTGTTTTCGTCAATATCGGCAATCGTCACATTGCCGAATCTCGCCAGAGCCATATTGCAGATGGAAACCTGTGTCGCCATTTAAAAACCCCTACAAACCGCGTTCTTTTTTGGCCTCGATTAGCGCCGTCTTCATTCTGGGTAGCTTCCATCGATTATCAAACGCCGCGCCAATGGCCTTCATTTCCTCGCGGAGTGCCGTCAACTGGTCGGATTCTGATTTCTCAGCGGCCACAACCTGTTTGGCTTCGGCCTCAGGATCCACCAACTGGAAATGATGAGGCGGATCGCTTCTTTTCGTTCCCTTGCACTTCACGCATTGCTTACCATCCACCTGGCCCGTGCCTTCGCAAAACGGACAGGGAACGACTTTGCCGACGACAAGCTTCGCTCCTTGCCGGTAAACCCGGCTATGGTATTGAACATTTCGTATTGCCCTGAATTCCATAACACCCTCTTTTCTATGAGGGCGGAGTCACCCCCGCCCTCATTGGTTAATTATTGGCCCTGCTGAATCGCGTTTCCGATCCAAGAGGTAATCTTTCCGGTTGCAAGTTCCTGATCCGCCACGGTCACATAAATATCGAAATACGGGTGCAACTGACCGGCCGGCAGAGGAATGCTTAAAATCTGCGTTCCGTCAGGGTGTTCAGTCGGCGTGTTCTCGGTGATCTCCTTGGACAGTATGGCAACCCCTGAATTGTCAATCAGTGGGTTCGTGCCGGTATCACCGTTGTATAAATAGAATGTGATCTTGCAGGCATCGACAGCAGCCAGCAGATCCTCATCCTCAACGACGATGTTCCAGAACAGTCTGCCGCTGTTATTCGGGCTGTCATCGGCAGCCACTCCTTTGTGGTTCTTGATCTGGGGCAGATAAACGATATTGGTCCCGTGCTTGTGGGTCGCAGCAGCGCCCGCAATGCTCAACGCTTCGCAAAAAATTAATTGGCTATCCATGATAGGCATGTCTTATTTCTCCTTTTCTAAAGAGGCAGGGTTTTACCCCCGCCCCTGGTTACATTAAGAAATCGTGGTCTCCGTATTCAGCAGAATGTCTTTGTCGATCATTCTTACCGGGATTCCCCGGAAAGCGACGAACGGCAAACCATCCAATCCTTTTTCCGGAGTCCAATACATATTGGACTTATCCAGCATCAGGATTTCCGCCTGCGTCTTAATGGTCTGATTGCAATAGATACGGGTTGACGCGTTGGTTTTCATGTTGTTCAGCAACGTAACAAGGTCGTTGTTGTCAAACGTGTTAGTGTCTCCCGCGCTCTCGATGTTCGCCACGCGGCCAATACATTTCGGGTTACGAACCACAAGGCCGCATTTCACCTGGAAGTGATCGCGGTAGCCTTCATACATCTTGCCGGTGGAAGCGCCGGACGAATCAAACTCGGTCAACGTGACCTGTCCCTTGTCCGTGTGTTTAATTCCCAGGTTCGGTTCATTCTTCGGATAGATCAAATGAACATCGGTCTGCCCCCAGGTGACAACATAAATACTTGTTCCATCGTCACCCGTGCCGCTACCGTCAATAACAAACTCACCGTCAATCGTGTCTAGGCGAGGCGCCAACCCGTGCATACAGTCGGGGTCTTTGTTGGAATCGCCGTAAAGGATATCCGAACACATGGTCTGGCCTAATCCCTCAAGGAAAGCGGCCGCTTCTTGCAGACGGACGCGGGCGGGCTCCGGGAAGGAATCGATGTAGTCCTTGTCGTATTCGGCATAGGTCTCGATCATTTCCAGCACGTCGATGATGTCAGTCGTGCGGGAAACTTCTTTAGCGACACCGGCATTGAGCTTGCGCCGGGAACCGACGGGCAACGTGCCGCGCCGTGTCGTCTTGTTGATCCAGGTATCATTGGAAGGAAGCCAGGGGGCTTCATTCAAAATCATGCCCATTTCGCGGTTAAGCACTTCTACAATCGTCGCCAAAGACCCATCAGGATTAAGGCGCTTTGCCTGTTCAAACAGGCCATAATATGCAGTTAAAGTAGCCATTTACTTTTTTCTCCTTTTATTTTTTCATGGAAGGAAACATCATGGCAGCCTGCTTTCTCTCTGCTGCCTCCGGTGTGTTCTCTCCACCCCCGCCGTCGTTACTGAAGGTCGCGCTATCCCCAAAGATTTTGAGTCCGATTTGATGAAAGACTTTCAGAAAGGCCGGATGATCGCCCAATGGCACATCACCGACTTTCGCCGTCTCAATCAGTTGCAATGCTTCGGGATTAGTTTTTGCGAATTCCTTGAAGGCCCGGACTGAATACTCTTTGTTCTTGTCGAAGTCCTGAGCCCATTCGGTTTTCAGCTTTCCGATCGCGTCTTCCCGCGCCTTTGTTGCAGCCGCGAGAGCATCAGCCTGCTTCTTCGACTCAATGGCATGACCTTCTTTGGCCATGTTGAAATACCAGCCATAAAGTTCTTCGGCCTGTGCCTTGCTCAGTCCTTTGTCATGCGCGAACTTGGAAAACTGCTTTTCAATCTCCGGGTTGTAAGGAATCGCCTCCGGTTAATCAGCGGGTTTCTTGATTCCATATCCTTCCGGTTTGTCCGGTCGGCCAATAGCCGCATAATAAGCGGCCTTCTCCGCGTCGGTGGATTGATCCGTCAGTTTCGGGATCGAATTATCCAGCCTTGCTTTCAAACCATCCCTGTCTTGAGCGATTTCAAAAGCGGACTTCACAAAGTCGCCCGGCTTCTGATACGTCTTGACAAAATCATGGTTCTTCCACTCATCCGGTAATGCTGCTCTCCACCCTAATTGATCTTGATTCCCGTCCTGGTTCACTTGATCGCCCATCTTAAAATCTCCCCTCTTAGTGAAATAAAAATCTGCGTCAGTCAGCCTTCTTCTCTTTCTCCAATGGCTGAGACATCAGATGCTTTGAAAAGATTACCATCGCCGTCTCTTTAACTTCCCCGCCGCCCAGAATCCGAAGCAAACGGGAACCGTAATTTTTCAATGCTGCATCTTCCGGTGTCATGTTCTCAATATCCTGAAAAAAACCCATCTCGAACAGCATGTGGTTTAAAACCTTTGGACCATCGGGGCCGCCGAACACATTCCGATAATTCTTAATCAAGTCTGTTTTGGGGAATGTATCAAGCCGGTTCATGCCTGGCCTCCCATCGCCTGAGTAATGCCCTGGGCAATCGCGCCCTCAGATGTTGCATTCGCGTCAGCCATCGTCTTCACGCCATCCGCCATATCCAGCATATCTTGTTTTTGATTCTCGGCAGCCATCGCCTCCTGTCTTGCCTGACGCAAAGCCGTTACTTCATCGTTGGTCCTGATGGTCCTCTGTGGGAAGTTGTGGGCCTCCATAATGACATTGACAATCTCATCCCCGTTGATCTTATCCTTGCTTTCCGGGAAGACTTCGAGGACAGGCCCCAAAAGGCCAAGGCCCGCGTTGATCCCCTGTGTCTTGAACATCCGTCTTTGCGCCTGTGCCAGAGGACCGTCATATTGCGGAGAGAAGGAATCCCCTTCCATTGCCAGCTCATAAAGGATATCCGGACGCGGTGTTATGCTGCCATCGTTTTCCGGGTGACGTTTG